CGTGCTATTCGACGTTGGTCTAGTCGTGTGCAGGGTATTGCTTGACCCCTGCATTTCGCATGTTGTAGGTTGCCTTAAAGGTGCCATCGTTAAACGTATTAGGATCGTATACGTGCATGCTCAACAGTTTCTCGCGCGTTGGGAAACCCGCTGCAATTACATCAACACTCATTCCGCACTTGCGAAATAGGCGGGTTGCAGCCACTGTATGCTTGGACTTTAAGAGTTGCTGCGCTACATAGCTCCAGGTATTACCTGTTTTGGCCATCCAGTAGTTATACATGAACTGGCAAAAGTTGTACGCTATGTAATTAGTACCTTTGGTGTCGTACGCGTGTCCTATCGCTGCTGCTACGAAGTCTATTGGCAACCGAGGGGCCCCGCTGCCGAAGGCAAATTTAGTCATTGTCTTCCAGTGCGAGCGAAATGGTACTACCTCGCACATATCTGGTGTGTGTCCAACTACATCTCCTTTCGGTATAAAGGAATTCTGAAGGAACATCGGGCCTTGGTGTAGTATGCGCCCCGTCAACGGTTCTACTCGCGTTAACAACGCCGGTTGGCCGCCAACTGGGCGATGAGTCTCGCAATCTCGCAGTTTCATATCGAAGAACTGTAAGAAAAACTTTTTCCTACGCTCGATATTTAGGTATTTGTGGTATTCCGGCGGATACGACGACAGATTGTCATCCCCATAGACTATGTACATGATCAGTCGTTTGAGGAAATCTCCGCGCAATTGGGCCGCCATGGTTGGAAACTTAAATATTATGTACTGCAAGAACATACAGAACAAAAATAGATTTATCCAGGAATCTCCATGCGACGTCTCGTACGCTCCGGACGGCATAACACCCACCATCATTTTGCACACGTTGCCTAGTAATGTCATCGGTTTCACTGTCAATGCCGAGGCTACGGCATCTACTACTCGCAACAACATTTTAATGTCTCCTTTGTCGTTGTAGTAATATGATGAAAACGATGAATACAAGAACAGCAACGGGGCGAGTATTGTTTTATCGTACCTCCAAAAATCGGCCAGCGCTATTATTTGGCCTTTGGCTTTGTACCGGAGCAAATCAGCCAATCGTTGGGCTCCTCCCCAGAACCAATTGTGTCCTATCGCTATGTGATCTCCGCGTTCCACTTTCTGACGAAATCCATTACATATCATGCTGCACATTAACACCACAAAGGACGGTATTGTAAATATGCGTGCTTTTAACTGCAATTTCTTTTGGACGGTAGGATCGCGTGAATTTTGCACTTCTGGTTTGCGCACGCACGTATAGTAAGTTTCTTCGATCTCCACCTTATCGTGGCGTGCTTGCTCGAATATCTTTTTCGTCTCTGCCCGCGCGTAGTCTATTTGTTGGGCTTTCGGTCCGTCCACCGCATACTGAATGTAATGTGTGGGCGTTATCTCCTTCTCTATGCGCGTGGGTCCGCTGGGTCCTGGCCGGTATCCTGATGCTGACGCCATGGGTGGTGATGCGTTGTCTACTGTCTCCGGTCCGTACCGGAATGTCTTTGTTGCCTTAACCTCGTTCCATCGCGTGGCCTTATACATCATATCCAACGCACTTGGCACTAGCCCTGAAATGGCCTGAAAGAAATGATTGGCCTTGTGCGTGGGATGGTTGTGCTTCGATACTTCCGCTAGATGTTTTTTTGGGAACAAGTCTGTTAAAGAGTATACTGAATTCAATCCTTCTTTATTTCGTCCGAACACTTGGTTGAATGGCGATAATTTGCGCATACAAAGCTCTACCAGTGTCGGGATCTTGCCTTCTACCGTTGTCATATTATACGGTGTTCCTGGTGCATACAGGGTTCCAAACTGCACTTTTTGCCATATAGCTCTATGAAAGAACTCGTCCGAAAATCTCTTTCCGGGTATTAAAAGTGCAAAGAACCGTTTATCCCACTGCCGATACGCTTGAATCAGCATGGGAGGTATCTGTGGCCCCCAGTTGTCCATCAGGTCAGCGTTACGCTGGGTCGGGCACCCTGACCGAAACGGCGGTATTGCAGTGGAATTTACAAAATGCATTCCCTCTGTCGCCTGCAATGCTGCCATGAACGGTGTCTGTTTCGGGTTCAACGTTATCTTATCTCCGACCACTCGCCATACAGATAGTATTTGATCTGAGATGTTCCGTACCATCTGATCGTCTGTTTGTTTTTCTCCGTTAATATATCTGTACGATACGAACTTGCTATGTGCCGAATATGCTGGGTCTACTAAGTCACAATGTAAATTGCACTCTTTTTCGTAGGGCGTGCTGCCGATGCAGATTCTTAGGGGGGCAGGCATCTCTTTGTCTTGAGGATCTCTGAATATATAGTATTCTCCTTCTTTCATCCAATACATCGCGAATTGTTTGTGGGCCGAGCGACGACGGAAGATGCTTCGAATCAGCCGACTGTCGTGCTGTCTTAGCAGGGAATGCACCTTGCGAAATGATATTGTTAGCACGTTGTGATTGACACTGGACTTCAGTGCTGACCGTCCAC